GCTTCAAGAGACACAATAAATGTAGTGATGGATAATCTCTTCAGACTCTACCGCAAATGGACTCCCCGCATCTTCGCTGTTGAATCTGTAGCATTGAGCAAAGTCTTCATCCCCCTCATTGAAGCAGAGTCTAAGCTGAGGAAGCAGTGGATAAATTGCACCCCCATCACTGTTCCAACTCACAAGTCTAAAGATGCTCGAATCCGAGACACTCTCCAGCAAGTCGCTGCTCAAGGTCGTCTCTACCGTCTCAGCCACATGAGGGAGTTTGATCAGGAGTTTATAGAGTTTCCTCAAAGCAAAACAAAGGATATTTTGGATGCTCTGAGCCACTGTATTCATGTGTTGAGAGTGCCAGATTCCTTTGAAGAAGAGGAGAATATTAGTGTTTTGGAAGAGATGGAGTTGAACAAAAGAAATCCTATAACAGGATATTAACAACCATCAACAGGATTGGGATGAAATGCTCTGTCTGTGGAGGTGAGCTTGAAGTAACTTTCAGAGGTCTCAAATTCATTGCTTATTGGTGCAAGTTCTGTAGACTGAATTTTCTAAAGAGGATTGAAGATGAACAGAATTGAGTTTACAAAAAAGATTGCAGAGCTCCTTCTTAAAATGATTGAAGAGGGAGAGAACCCAATTGGAGATTATTGGAAGAGGTCAGATGAAGAGCAGATGCACTTATATTTAGAGGGGAAGAGCAGTCGTGATGGGATTGAGAAAATCTCTGCTCACCAGCGAGGGAGAGCACTTGACATCTACTTCATTGGAGATGATGGGAGACTTGCTCCTCCAAAGAAAGGCTGGGATTATTGGCATAAGAGATGGGAGGAGATGGGAGGAGCTCCAATGATTGAGTGGGATCGCAGTCATTTCGAGTAAGTAATAGGAGGAATCAATGGCAATCCCAATTTTAGGGATACTAA